CAAGCCGTGTGTATCAATTGCTGATTTTTCTTGATCAGTCAATGCTCGCTCACGACGGCTCCACTTAGAAGTAGAGTAGTCTGCGAATCCGCCTTTGCTGGTTTTAGCGATACGGAAATCTACACCACGGAGGAAATCGGTTGGCAGTTCTTCCAACTCAGGATCCATGAGTGCAGAACGGATGATCTGATAGATCTGAGGACCAATAATGAATCTACGGATTGGATTCTCCGGAGTGCTGTCTTCTTTAAGCGGATCTTCAACAACGAAACCTTGGAAGATGTATGAACGCTTCTTCCAGTATTTACGACCCATTTCTTCCAGTGATTTGTCTTTGAACCAACCACGCACTTCCGAAAGGATCGGACATGTCGTACCATCGTTGTACATTTCCACGCAGGGAACTTGTACTTGTACCGCACGGCTGTCGGTTTCACCTTTGATACCTGCGAACGGCAGTTTGATCATTGCTCGTTCTACCCAGAAGAAAGTGTTGTTTTGATTGCCATCAGGTAAGAAACGAACGACAGCTTCTTTGCCTTCTTGCATGTTCCAGTGGGGGTAAATTGCGTTGTCTCCACCGCCTGTAGAGTTGCCGGATGTTTTGCTTTGTGCTTCTTGAAGTTTAGCACGGATCTCTGCTAGAGTTGCCATTTTAAATTGCCTCCTTGTAAATTTGCCTTAAAATGTATGCCTTACGCATAAGTGTATTATGCGTGTTTTATTTAGCAAGGTCAAGAGGATTTTAGAAAAAAATAGCCAAAAGAAAAGGCTCCAATGAGCCTTTCTTTTTATAGTTTAATAACCGATGCCTTGTGCTATGCCCGATAGTCTGCGGATGTCTTCTAGTTCTGGAGAGACGCTTTCGCCTTTCGATCTACTGTGATGTTGTGATCGAGAATATGTGTCGAGAAGATCTCCAACAAAGTCTTCATCGTGTTGTAGAATATAATTGGCTCTCTTCTTGCCTAATTCTTTGACCATAATTTCATAGGCTGCATCAACCACTTCATCTCCTGAGCCTTTCGCGCTGAGATTTGGATTCATCTTAAATACCCTGCTTGCTAGAGCGAAAGCATAGTCTTCATCGTAGAAAGAATCTCCTACATCGTCTGGATCTTCTTCCGGACTCATGTCTCTAATACGGTCTCCCTCTTGTTGCATGCCTGCTAATTCTCTCATACGACCTAGTTCTGCCAATTCTTCAGCGCCTTGTTCTTGATGAGGAGCCATACGCTCTACAAACTTGCGAGCTACTTGTTCTGCCTGTTCACCAAACTTCTTGCCTACCATTGTGCAAACGCCTTCTGGTCCTTTAGGGAATGTGCCTGATTCTCTGTCATAGAACGAGTTGATAAACTCAGCAAGTTCCTTGACATTCATTGCCTGTCGCATACCTTTACGAGCCAAATGTCTTGCTCTATGCTTGATCTTATTACCAAACTCGTCAGTGTCAGAAGCATCATCATCTGGTTCGAATGGTAAATCATCTTTGTCGTCTTTCTTGTTTCTTTCGTCTGGATCATCAGCTGCCATCTGTGGTTCCTCTTCCGGTGCAGTTTCTTCACCTCCTTGGGCTGCTGCCGGCTCATCGACCATATCGCCAAAATCTAGTTGATCAACGACTTCGGGTGCATTTTGCTCTAACCAATTCTTGACTAAAGGACGAACACAGCCGTCTGGATCTTCTTTAGCCTGATCTTTGATCTCTTTGAATAACTGAGGATCTTCGATGATTCCCTTTAGGCTTTCGATAGCGTTAGTACCATCGACACCTGCGGGGAAATGTTCACCTACTAATTCTTGTAGTTCTTTTACTGCCTGTGCTTGTTCTTCTGGATCTTGGCTGCTAATTGCTGATTCTTCACCTAGCTGCATAGCCCACTGTTCGAACTTTGCGAAAGGATCATAGGCCTCTTGTTCTTGTTCTTCTACCATTTCTTCCTGTTGTGTCATCGCGACTATGTCGTCATAGCCTATGTTACTTTCTTCTTGCATTAAACGGTATAGTACTGGGAATACAGATTTGATATCTTCCTTGAAATTCTTTACTGTGAATTTTTCTACAAAATCTTCTACTACTTCTTCTGGAACTTCTGCCTGCTCTTGAGCCTGGAAGTTTTCTTTATATGCTTCGTAATGACTTTGTTTGCTCAATGCCTTGATCTGCTCTCTGAGACCTTCTAATCTCTGTTGTCCACGCTCTACGATACTGTTTGTATCTGAATTCATTAGGTCGTTACGAACAACATAGCTGCTGAAACTCTTCAGTTGCGCGATTTCTTCGCTCATCTGGATGATGCTCTGGCCTAATTCATCGTATGGTAATCCACCGTTGGCAACGTGACGCTGCATGGCACGTGCGCCTGCTAAATGGATAAAAGGATATTTGAATCTCTCACCGTCTTGGTTCTCAACGAACAATGCGGAAATATTTCTTGTTCTAGCGCCAGGCTGCATGTCATCCATGACTGCTTTGCTGTGCTTGATGATCAATCTCGTATCCATTAGCTTTTGGTAGCTCATAGTACGACTACCGTACATGGCGCTTTCACTCATAATCGATTCTCCAACTGTGGGTTGTAAATTTTGTTTCTCTTTGCTTGTTTGGCTGAGAAATTCGTAATCTCTCTTATCTAACATGTCTTTGGCAATATCGCGTGTGTCAAAACTCATCAGTCTACGTTTGGCAAATTGGCGTAGCTCTCTAAGAAAACCATACCATTTATCTTTCTGTCCGCCATCCATGGATTCTGTGATGCCTGTGCTAAAATAGACCTTCATGGAATTTGGTTCAGCTAAGCTAATGCTAACGTGCCCTAGAGGCTGCTCACCTTCCATATAATCAAAATCGAAGAATCTAGCCTCCGAAGGATTGATAGTGATCTGCCCAGTTTCTGCACCTAGTTTTAGTCCAGAAAAACGGCTTCTGATCTTGTAAAATAAATCCGTAGCGATATTGTCTCTTGCATCCATAGTTTATTATTTATCAAAAGCCTGTGCTGATGAATATTGGCATGGGCATCTGTTCTTCGGTGATTTTTTCTGCCATTTTTTCATAGATCTTTGGATCCCAATCTGAAAGAACATTGGCCATCCTGATGATCAACAAGCAAGCACTGACTAAATCGTCGTGTTCTCCTGATTTCGCTTTAAATCCAAAGCCAGATGCTACGAAAGTTTTTAATTCAGAGATCAGCGGTTTAGACTTTAAAGACATCTTATTGTTTTCGATCATGTTCTTTAACTGCGAACAAGCTGTGACTTTGGTACGGTGTGTGGTGTTAAATCCTTTTCGAAACTTACGAACATGTCCACGACGTATAGGCTCGCTGAGAAATAATCCGTGAAAGTTTTCTTCTCCTATGTCGTTGATTACCATCAGAGCACTCTCACCGAGAGTGTTATTTTCTACTGAATAATACATCTGAGGAGCATTGCCTTTTTCGACACCTCTATCGTGGATATATCTCAGTATTTCTCTTAGATGTTTAACCTGATTCTGTATAGGTGTTAGGTTGTGTCTCCACTCTGCTACCTGTGTCATCGAGGGCATTTCGAATATCTGTATAGCGCCGTAATCTCCCCCTGTACCTAAGCTAGGATCTAGAGCTACGAGATATGTGGCTTTAGGATCGATATCCTTGTACCAACGAGTCTGTCCCATAGTCATTACAGGATCGGCACCTTCTAGTTCTACTAATTTTACAGCATTGATCAGGGTTTCGTCGAATATCAAAAACTCACATTCGAACTCACGGCGGAAACGTTCTTCGCCGATTTTAGATCTTTCTACCTGTGCCCATGCCTCGTCTCGATCTGGATGTTCTGACCAATGTGCGAAATACGGGAAGAATCCGTTAACACCTAATTCCTGCTCATTGCCGTGTTCGTCAAACTTCTTGTTGGCTTCTGTCCAGATTAGGGCGAACTGATCTTCGTCTGAGTTAGGTGTTGATGTGATAATACACTTACCACCTGTGGCCAATGTCGGTGATAGGGCAGTCCAGAACTCTTTGGCTTTTTCTGGTGGTTGGACGAACGCAAACTCGTCACAGTATATCAATGACAGTGACTTACCACGACCAGTGTTTTCAGTGGTTGTGGTCGCTTGTATACGACTACCGTTGTCGTATTCAATAGTGTTTCTGTTATAGGTAATAACACCAGCACGTATAAAGTCGGGTAAGTTCTCATAGGCGAAACGATATCTATCCATGATATCCTTAGCACCATCATATTTGTGCGCAGCGATAAGAACCTGTGCATCGGGAACGAACTGTGTGTACCAAAGCAGATATCCTACAGCACAGGTAGTCTTACCCATCTGTCTAGGTAGCATAGCAATACACTGTTTGTTTTCTGTGTAGGCCTTGATCAAACCTACCTGGTATTTGTAAGGTTCAAAAGGAATACTACCTCTAACTGGATGTTGTATCTTGAGAAAGTTCCGACAGAAATACAAAGGTCCATCTATAGGATCCATGCAGGCTTCAAGATGTTTAACCTCTTCTAATGTATAACGCTGTTGTGCATGCGCCTTTTTGATCAGGACGCCGTCTAATGA